AACCAAATCGCAGGTCTTAGTAGCGATCGTCATCCTTTCGGGTAGTGGTTAAGCACCTTTGCGGCAAGGTTTTCCATCCCTGTGTACACGTAGACCAGGTTTAGAGCGCACGAAATTGGGCCTGCGCTAGCCAATAAACCGCTTTATTTTGCCTGAGATTGTTCTAGTAGACGCTGTCTAAGTATGTTTGATCCGCCGACTCTGACATTTATAATACCATTATAATAGTCATCAGTTTCTAAAACTCTGCGTTCAAACTGTTCTCGCGCTTCTAAATATGATAGTTCTGCCTTGGACTTGCAAAGGTAAAGTATTTCTCTTGTGAAGTTTTCCGGACCTAATGCTTGGACGTCTGCGTTTAACCTGTCAGATGAACCATAGTATTCGCGCCAATCGCTTTCTACTACACTTCTTCTTTTAAGTTTTTTGCCTTTGAGTGGGGGTTTAGTACGTTTGAATTGTGCTAATTTCTTGCCTATGTACTTCTGTCCGGTGGTTTTATTCGTGATTATATAAACAAAGCCAATATAGCCTTCTGGTATTTCGTTTAATATTTGATTTTGAAACGTCCATTGCACTCTTTAATTAGTTAAAGCTTCTTGCCTCTCATGCCTTTTCTGGATTCTTTCTGTGTCTTTCGTTTATCTTGTATTTCTACTCTTATAATTGATGCCTCTGTGCGTATTTCTGATAGCCAATGTCGTGCCTTGATGCCTGCTTCGTTGGATTTTTTGTGATGAAAACGATCCTGCCATTTAAAGTATTCTTGAAAGGCATGGATCATTCGATCGTGTGCGTCTGAACTCATGCTACAATTTCTATATCATTAGAATAGCTGGTGAATCCGTTTTCTTTGATCACCTTCAGCACGTGATTAACTCTGCTGGTTAAATCATCTCTATGCGAAATCAAGAATACGTTCTTGTCACGCTCGCGAGTCATGCGTTTCAACACAGCAATACTGGATTCAACACCGCTAGCATCCATACCTGAATCCACAAGTTCGTCGATGAACAATAAATTAATGCTGGTATACAGGTTTTCCCATACATCACGGAATGCCCACGACAACGATAGAATCAGTCTATTCCGTTCGCCACGACTTAGATTGTCAAAATCTAGATCCTGTCCTAGCTGCGTGATTATCACGGTGAGATCATTCTGGAATTCCACTGTGTGCGGCAGGCCAATCTTGTCCAAATAGTAGGTCAGTCGTTGATTCAAGAACGCAAGATTCTGATCAATTATTCGTTTGCGAACAAAACTATCTTTGTTAGTCAACAATTTATGCAAGAACTCCTGGTGGTCTTTGACACGCACCAACTCGTTGAGACTGTTCCAATCTATTTCCTGTACGGCTGTTTCTTTTAGTTCAACGATCTGATCATCATAGGGATTTTCTTCTGCAGTCTTGATAGTGATATCACGTTCTAGACCGCCTAGTGTGTTTTTATGATTCAGTGCTTGTTCTAAATTGTCGTAGGTCACTGCGGGACATGTACCTAGTTCGCCTAGCAGAGATATTGCTTCAACAATCACACTAAGCTCTTCAAGATGCTCATTGATAACACCACGGCTTTCTTCAATCTGCGCAGACTTAGCAGACATGATTTCTGTGTGCTTGGAATCGTGTAATTCCTGACCGCAGGTGTGACACTTGTGTTCTGTTAGGCTAACTAATTCTCGTTCCAGCTTTTCTAAAATACGCTGTTCTTTTTCCAAAGCAGCAGTTTGTTTAGCACTCAATGATGCTAGGCTTTCGTGTTCTTTTTTGTTTGCACTCCAGTCTGCCAACGCTCGCTGATTGACAATTTCTTGATCGATGTCAATATCGCTGAGTCTGTCTATGCTTTTAAGTAAATTTGTCAGAGCAGTTTCTTTTTGTTCTTCCCACATACGCTGTTTGCGTATCAGTGACTCAATGCTCTGCTGTATTCTTTCGTTGCTGGCTTTGACAGTTTCTATTCTTGTGTTTTCTGTTGCAATGCTGTCTTTGCTGACCTTGATTGCATCTTTGAGAGCTTCTGCTTTTTCTGACAGTATGGTAATGCCCAACAACTGTTCAATGATGGCACGTTGATCTGCTGCCTTCATGCTCAAGAACGGTTCGGTGTAGGTGTTCAAGGCAATGAGATGTTTGAACATTTCGTGTTTCATGCCAAATACTTCTTCAATGGCCTTTTGTGTTTCTCTGCTGTCGCCTTGACTTTCGTCGAGGTCGCTGAGCTCTTGTTCCTGATCGTTGATGCTGAATCTCAATAGATTAGGTTTACGACCTCGCTCGATATGATACTTGACACCATCTTTTTCAAAAGTAACAGTACACAGCATGCCTTTGCAGTTGATCTTGTTGATAAGATTGTCACGCTTGATATTGGTCAGAGCCTGTCCGTAGATAGCATAGCTGAGACCGTTGATAATAGTAGTCTTACCTGTGCCATTACGAGCTCCGCTGTCATCGCCGCCTAGATCCAAGTTCTCGCCTAATACCAAAGTAAGTTGTCCGCGATCGAAGTCTATGGCCTGGGTCTGGTTGCCCACGCTCATAAAGTTGCGTACTGTGAGATTATTGATTTTAATCATAGTTCGTTATAGATGTCCAACAGTAGTTTTTTGTCATAGGTATCACTGTCTATGTTATTGATCTGATTCATCACAATAGTGTCAACAGATTCGAATGTGATGTCTATGGGATTAACAGCACTTTCTACTTCTACCTTTTCAGGAATCAGCATGAGTTCACGCAGTTTATACTGCGGCATAAACTGTTCTTTGATAAAGTTTGCTTCTTCAAAGGTAATAGGCAAGTCAATGGTCACACGACAATGCATCTTTTCACGCAGTAACTTGTCCGGAGTATCGATGATTTGACTCAGCTTGTAGGTTCTATATATAGGTTGATCGGGCCAAGAATGGTATTCGGGCTTGCCGCCCCAATCCATGATCATCATGCCACGATCGTCATCACCTGCATCTGCATAGTTGTGCGGAAAAGCATTGCCTATATACACCACATTGCCTTTTTGTTGTCGCTTGTGAAAGTGCCCGGTAAACACTAGTTCTTGATTTTGAAAGTGCCCAGTCTGGAGTTGACCGTGATCGGGCATCTGTACCATAGCATTCATGTAAAAATGCGGCAGCTCAAGATGTCCGAATATGTATCTGCTTTTGAGTTGTTTTACTGTGGTCCACTCGTCACCAATCAGCCAAGGCATGATAGTGACATTGCCTTCTGTGTGTAATTCACGTATGGGCACGATGTTAGGAAACAATCGCATGAACTCGATGGAGTTGATTTCACGTTTGTCTTTGTAGAACAAGTCGTGATTGCCTAGAATAAAATAGACTCGTTCAAAACTCTGACTGAGTTTTTCTAAGTTACTCACAGTATAATTCATGGTACTCACATCAGTGGTACTACGATTATGATGCCAATCGCCTAGGAATATGGCTGTTTCGCAGCCTTGTGCTTGAGCTGTGTCACAAAACCAAGACACAAAATTTTCACAGTCTTGATTGTGTGTACGACTTCCGGATTTTAATCCAAAGTGTATGTCAGTGAAGCATGCAACTTTCTTAAAAAGGTTCATAGATTAATTATAACAGAATGTAAATGTAAGGTCAAACTCAATCTAAACTATCCGTGATAGTAACAGGTCCGGGAGCGTTCTTACCACCATTGGCACTGTTTTGGCGAGTCCATGAAGGATTCATACCGTTCATTTCTAGAATGTCGTCTCGAATGTTTTGATTGCGTTTTTCGAGGTTGATAATTCTAACGAATGAATTGGTTACGGCGGCAGTATAATATGCAAACGGGTTATCACTTTTTGATTCGTCAAACTGAAGACCAATCTGGGTAAGCTGAAGTATGGCCTGCCCTTTCATTTCATCATTGTAGGTGTAACCACGGACGTTGCCTCTAGTGGCATATCTCTCACAGAGCTTGATAAACATACGAGCTAGGTCGTTAGTCATTTGTCCGTGATCTTTGGAGAACTCCCCGCGATCTAAATCACCCTTCCAATGGCTTTTACCCACACAAATCAAATTGCCGTTGTCGTCATATTTCCAATGTTGAAACGGTGGAAAGTTTACTTTGTCATGACTGTCTGCGGTGTTCTTTAGAGTTTTCTTACGACCAGGTGCCAGCGGGATGTGTGTAAAGGTCATCACACGAAAAACCAGATCCTGTTTCTGTACCTTGCGATAATCTACTTCAAACTCTTTAGCCGGCATTTTTTTACCAGCCGCATATACAGCGGCTTCGTGTGCAGCCTTGGCCATTTTAGATGCTCTGTTTCGTTTGGCTTCTGCGATAGTGCGTATGTTCAGCTTGTCTAAGGTAGTAACAATCAGATCGTATTCTTCGTACGTAGGATCAGTGAAACTACAGTAGGTATTTTTGCTTAGGTGTATTTCTCTTAATAGATCTTTGTTGGTTAGGTACTTAATTTTAGGTACAATCATTGATTAGAATTCTCCGTTATATATTATATAATAGCACATTTTTATCATAATAAATAGTCTATATGACAAGGAAATCTGCTCAAAATGGCTCGCAAGACTTATCCTGAAACCGCACAACAAGAAGCTGATAGAATCAATAAGGCCAGTGGTGACCCTACGGGCATTTCTGCTGCACAAGTGGCTAACAATCGAGCAATTAATGAAAAAGCAACAGCGTTTTTTGGCGTTGGTGCATCGTCTAAACCATCCTCGGGCCCAGGCGGTAATCCTGTGAACCCGTTATCACTATTGGTAGCAAGTCTTTCAGACGTCGCTACCCAAGCTACCAACGAAGGACAGGCTGCATTACAAAGTGCTGCTTCTGAAGTTTCAAAACTTAAACTGGACGAAAAAGCCAATGAACTTTCAGGCGGACTGAAATCAGGATTGAACCAAATGGCCGGCGGTATAAAAAACTTCGGTAATAGTGCTATGGGCGGAAACGTCACAGTCAACAGCGCAGTCGGCGGGGCGATAGACAAATTAAGATCAGCAGCAGGGTCAACTAGTAACATAGCAGCAGATATTTCTGGAACACTTAACAAACTCACTGGCGGTAACCTTGCAGGTGGATTAATGAAAGCAGCCGCCGGTATCGGTGCAGCCGCCGGAATGCTTAACAATGTACTTAGTCTTAAACGTGGTGTCAACATTCCAAAAGATGCACAGACATATGCCTCACAAGGAGAAGCCATACAGCTCAGTACCGGCAGCGCAGACGACTGGCGTGTGCGTATAAATTGCCAAAGCTGGGATGTTTTTAACAGTCCGCTGTTTCAGGATCTCAAAGACACAGGTGGTGTGGTCTGGCCATACATGCCTAGTATCACTGTTAGTACCAAAGCAGAATACACTCCTATTCCGATCACACATGGCAATTATGCTCAGTATAGTTATAAAAACAGTGTGATAGATGATATCACGATCAGCGGTGAATTCAGTTGCGAGACCAACACGGAAGGCGCCTATTGGATTGCAGCAACCACCTTTTTTAAAACAGCCACTAAAATGTTTTTTGGCCAATCACCACTAGCAGGCAATCCTCCTATTATCTGTACACTATCGGGATATGGTGCTCGTATATTTGAAAATGTACCTATTATTATAAAATCTTTTTCTGTAGATTTTAAAGATGATATAAATTATATTCGATGCGACCCATTTGACAACGGCAGATATACTTGGGTACCTACACTCAGCACCATAACTGTGGTGGTAGCACCCGTCTATACTAGACAAGGGCTAAGAAAGTTTAATCTTCAAGACTATGCTCGAGGCAGAATGTCTGGTGAAGGCGGAGTAGGATATATCTAATGGCCGATTATAATAAAAACAGTCCCTGGGCAAATACTAGACAAAATAATTTCTATCTTGATTTATTAGAAATACGCCCAGTACCTTCTGAACCAGATGATTTTCGTTATGTGATAGAAAATCAATATAGACATCGGCCCGACTTGTTGGCCTTTGACGTATACGGCAGTGCAAAACTATGGTGGGTGTTTGTACAGCGGAATATGAGTGTGATCAAAGACCCCATATACGACTTTGAGCCAGGAGTAGTAATATACCTTCCTAAGAAAACCAATCTACAAAAGTTCCTAGGAGTATAAATGGTAGCAAGATTTATTCCCGAAGGCCAAGAATTAACTTTTAAACCAGACGGGTCAGTGGCACTGACTGGGTCTCCGACTATTTCTGTGTCACAAGGCACAGCTGAAAATGTAACCAATCAAGATCCTACAAGAGCATCGAATCCGTTGAGAGGAGGATTTTCTACAAAGAAAGCCCCTGGCGATCACAATGGTGTTTCTAAAAATCCAAATCTTCCATCAGTGATACGAAATCCCATGGAGGTATTTTCTAGTTCTACAGTGCTTTGGACCATGGCCTGTCTTACTCCTGCGCAATTCAATGACCCTCGAACATATAGAAATAGCCCCGGTGAGTTAACGAACATTGTGTTTTCAAGTGCAGGTAGATTTAATTCTCAAAGACAAAAAATTTTTATAAGCAAATCTTTTGCGTCCTCGGCGCCTGAATATTATATCAACAATTTTATGATGAAAAATATCATCGGAGCCAATGAAGCCTCCGGTAATTCCAACGCGGTGAAATTTGAATTTGATATTATTGAACCACATTCTATGGGATTGTTGTTGCAGAGCATGCAGTCCGCCGCAAAAAACGCAACATACCTAAGTTATCTAGATAATGCTCCTTTTGTATTACGCATGGACATACAAGGTTTCGATCAATTAGGCCAAGTAATATCAAATATCAAACCCAAGTTTTTCGTACTAAAATTAACCTCAGTGAAATTTTCAGTGAATGAAAGCGGAAGCACATATAAAGTTGAAGCCATACCTTATAATCATCAGGGATTTTCAAGTTCAGTTAATATCTCTTACAGCGATGTTAAACTTTTTGCCGAAGGCCGCGGCCATGTGTTTGATATGTTAGTAGATGGTAAGGGAAGTTTAACATCTTTTTTAAATGAAGTTGAAAGACAACTTGTTATAGATAAAGAAATAGAAGTAAAAGATGAGTATGTGATACAGTTTCCTATACTTTCCAGTGACTGGAAAAGTTCAGCAGGCAACAAAGTAGAAATAAAAAAAGCCACAGTTGACCCTGAGAAAAAAGAGCAGATAAAAGCAGTGTCGGCCTCTTTGATCAAAATTGATCCTCAACTATTAGATCAAAACAGCATAGCGTCAGCTGGGTTTGGATTTGATCAAAGCTCAGGAGGAAGACCGTTGTTCAAGCGTGCCAGCGATCAATACGATGAAAAAACAGGCGTGATGATAAGGGACGGTATGACTATCGATCCTAAAAAACGTGCTTTTCATTTTGCTCAAAAGCAATCTCTAACATCAATCATAAATCAGGTCATTCTAAGTTCCGAATATGCTCAAGAAGCTCTTGATCCACAATACCTTACACCGCAGGGATATATCAAATGGTTCAAGTTAGATGTACAGATAGAATTATTAGAACTTGACGAAAGCACAGGTGATTACGGCAAACGGATTACTTGGAGAGTGGTTCCTTATTATGTGCATCAAAGCATATTCGCCAATGCTACTTCCGCACCCATAGGATATAAAGAAGTAATGAAAGATGTGGTGAAAGAATATCAGTATATCTACACAGGAGAAAATGTCGATGTTCTGAACTTTAACGTACAAATTAATAATTTGTTCTATTCAGGAGCCAATCCCAAGAAAGAATCAGAAGGTGCTAAAACTTCCACACAAGATCAATTCCCATCAGAAAACTTGCCTTCTTCCACAAGCACCAAACAAGGACAGGCTACCCAAGTACAGGCGGCACCAATGGGACGACACCGACCTAAACGCAGTGCAGAGTTACTAGAAGGCCTCAAAGGCGGATCTGATCAAAAAAGTGTTGAACAAAAGGTTGCAGAAAATTTTCAACAGAAATTCATCAGTGGAAGCAGTGCTGATATGGTTACCATAGACTTGGAAATTCTAGGAGACCCTTATTGGTTGGTAGACTCGGGAATGGCCAATCATTTTTCCTCATCGTTCGCGCCCACTTCTCAAATCACTGAAGATGGCACAATGAATTATGAAAGTGGAAATGTTTATATCTATATTACATTTAGAACACCAATCGATGTTAACACAACAAATGGATTATATGATTTTTCACAAGTTCAAGAGGAAAGTCCGTTTGGTGGTATATATCGTGTAGTCCAGTGCGACAACACGTTTTCTGATGGGAATTGGAAACAAAAATTAAAATGTTTAAGGATGCCAGGACCGCAAGGTCCCGAGACCGTAAGAGCCATCAACCCAGAAACCGGTGAAGAGTATGATAAGTTGGTAAGGTCTAATAAAGCCGATACTCCAGCCACTGCGATAGGTCCAAAAGAACCTCCTAAGACTTCAGTAGTTGAGAATAGTTCTACAGGTTCGCCTACTGTGGTTGCAGGTAGTAGATCGTCGGCAGACTCTCGACGTTTAGACACACCACAATCCGGCGGCGGGTCAGGGCAAAGAGCATCTACAGATTCTCGTCGTTTAGATAATAAAGCAACAACTACAACATCAGACCAGGCACCGCGTGTGACTGGATTTAGATATTACAGAGACCTAGGACAAAAATAATGGCAGAACTAACACGCCCGTCAGTCGGAGACGAAGGTAGAAAAGGCGGATTAACCACCGGCATCTATATCGCTAGGGTGATCAGTCACCTCGATCCATCATTTATGGGTTCAATAGAAGTTACCTTGCAAAAAGATCAGGCCAACACCGCAGGCAAGGACAGTCAAACTTTTATTGTGAAATATGCGTCCCCTTTCTTCGGCTACACACCATTTGAATTCATGGGTAAAAATGACGGCACTAAATCTACCATCGACGGTTTCAGCGACACACAAAAATCATACGGTATGTGGTTTGTACCTCCAGATGTCGGAGTCAATGTGTTGGTGTTGTTTGTCAACGGTGATCCAGCCTCAGGCTATTGGTTTGCTTGTGTACCGGGAGTAAATATTAATCATATGGTACCGGCTATCGCTAGTAGCACAGTGAACAGTCTAGATGCTGAAGATAAAAAAAGATACGGCAATACCGCACTGCCTTTGCCTGTGGCAGAAGTCAACAAACGTATCAATGGCGAAAAACAAGAAATTGATCCAGAAAAATATCCTAGAGTGGTTCATCCTATAGCAGATAGATTTCTTGAACAGGGATTACTAGAAGATGATGTGAGAGGATTTAACACAAGTTCACCAAGACGTGAAGCTCCTAGTATGGTATTTGGTATCAGCACACCCGGACCGCTTGATCGCAGAACAGGTGCTAAAAAACAAAATATAGGCAAGTCAGACAGTCAAGCCGCTGTGCCAGTAAGTAGATTAGGTGGCACACAACTAGTAATGGATGATGGCAATGATAGATTCCATAGAGAAAAATCTGCCGCAGAAGGCCCAGTAAAATATATCGATCTATTGGATCCTGCCAACCAGAAAAAAGGCGATACAGGATCTCCTACTATTCCTGCTAGTGAATACTTTAGAGTAAGGACTAGAACAGGGCATCAAATCTTGATGCACAATTCAGAAGATTTGATCTACATTGCCAATGCTCGTGGCACCGCCTGGATAGAACTTACCAGCAACGGTAAAATAGATATCTTTGCAGAAGACAGTATCAGTGTGCATACCCAACAAGATCTTAACATACGTGCAGCAAGAGATATAAATCTAGAAGCTGGTAGAAACATTAATATGAGAACTGAAACCGGTAAGTGGCATGTAGAAGTGGCCACCGACATGGAATTCCTAGTCAATGCAGATGCCAAACTCACAGTAGGTGCCAATCTTGACATACTAGTAGGAGCCAAGACTAAAATATCTACTAAAAACGATCTCGACATAGCAAGTTCAGCAGAAACAAAGATCAGTTCCACAGCAGATATCAGCATCGGTAGCAGTGCAGAAGTCAAGATCAACGGTACTAAAATCAATCTCAACGGTCCTAATAATGCAGAAACCGCTGTTGCTGCAGACTTTGTCAAACCCTACGATTTGCGTGACAATCCCGCCACAAGTTCAGCCGCGGGCTGGGACAAGAAATATCAAGCAGGCATAGTGAAAAGTTTTATGAAACGTATTCCTATGCACGAACCTTGGGTGTTGCACGAACATCGAACACCTGATCTACTCACTCCAGATAAAACAGATAGGGATACTTAATCATGGCCACAAGACTATACAATCAACAAACAGCAGCACAGCGTTCTGCTACTGTGACACAGAATCAAGGACAATTCACCTATAAAGGATTCAGTTCCAAAGAAGCTAATAAGAACTTTAAACTCTACGACATCAATCTTGTCAAGCAAGACTTGATCAATCATTTCTACATTCGCAAAGGCGAGAAATTAGAAAATCCAGAATTTGGCACAGTGATCTGGGACATGTTATTTGAACCATTCACACCTGATGTTAAATCTATTATAGCCAAAGATGTGGAAACTATCATAAACTATGATCCTAGATTTTCAGTAGTTGAAATCAACATAGACAGCACTGATCAGGGCATGCGTATCCAAGCAGATATAGTGTACATTCCTTTCAACATCAATGAACGAATGACCTTGAACTTTGACAAAAACAGTAATGTAATTAACTAAGCATATTATTTTTAAGGGTAAATATTGGTATGACCACAACCAGCAGACAAAACAATCTCATACTAAATCAAGATTGGACCAGGATATATCAGACGTTTAAAAACGCGGATTTCCGCAGCTACGACTTTGAAAATCTGCGCAGGGTTATCATCACATACCTACGTGAAAACTACCCAGAAGATTTCAATGATTACATAGAATCTTCAGAATACATGGCACTGATAGATGCTGTGGCATTCTTAGGCCAAAGCCTAGCATTTCGTATAGATCTTGCCAGCAGAGAAAATTTTATTGAACTTGCAGAAACCAAAGAAAGTGTGCTGCGTATAGCTCGCATGCTTAGTTATAATGCTAAACGCACTGTGGCGTCAAGCGGTCTATTAAAATTTACAACTGTTTCTACCACGGATGCCCTCATAGATAGCAACGGAAAAAATCTAGCGCAACAGTTAATAACTTGGAACGACCCCACAAACGCCAACTGGTTAGAACAGTTTCTCACTGTGTTAAACAGTGCCATGGCAGACAACACAGAATTTGGCCGCAGCCAAGGCTCTGCTATTATTCAAGGAATTCCTACAGAACAATATAGATTCCGAACAGTTACCACAGACGTACCTTTGTTTTCGTTTACC